TTTGGTAATAGATCCAACGCAAATGTTCGCGCCCGGTGGCGCGGCCCTGGTCCCGCACATAGCGTTCGGCCTCGCTCGCCGCCGCTTGCCGGCGCATGTCCAGACTGCCGACCGGCACCACGTCGGGCGGCGCTTCTGGCGCGGTTGCCGGCCGGGCACCCTCGCTGTGGTACAGAATCGAGCACCGGCAATTGACAATCTCTTCGGCCCCCGCCCCCAGACTGGCATCGCCCGGTCGCATCATTGCCGCACCGCCGACGGAGAACGGTTCATCGAATGGCACGGTCGTGCCGCCGACCGCGACGTGCGACGGCCGCGTGCGGTTGTCGTTGATCGCCACCCACGTTTTTGATCCGATCTTGATGTTCTTGTATTTCAGCGCCGCTTCGACGCCGGCCATGGCGGCGTTGTGCGTTTCGGTGCGCGCGATCACCATCGACCTTTTCTTGCCAAGCTCGGGCGCGCGCTTGGCAAGCTCGGCCGCGATCCGCTTGGTGCTCTTGCCCTGGCGCACCATTTCGATGATCAACCCGGCGATCATGTCGGCCATCGTGGTCGAGATGCCGTTGATCTTCGACCCGGCATTGATCGTCAGCCACGCCACTTGCTCGCCCATGAACCGGGTCATTTGTTTTTCTTCGACCTGGGCGGTGATGGCGCGGAATTGGTCGCGGTAGATGTGACGATAAAACAACGCCAGCAATGGCCGGCCGCGCGTGTTGATGTAGTCGATGGCGCGCGCGTGATTGCGGTTCGCCTGTAGCCGAATGCCGGCAATCAATATCGGTGCAAGCCGCACGTGGAGTCGCTGTTCCATCACGTCGAGATAACGCTGGAACGCCCGATCATTGGAGACGTCTAGCAACATTGGCGATTCACTCTGCCGCCTCGCCGAACTTGTCGAGTTCGTTTCCCCAGCTGTCCCAGCCCGACCGCCGGCGGCGGGCGAACAACTCGCAATAGGGTCCGGCCACCAGCCGCTCGATCCGACCGTGCACGCAATCCGGCTTGCGGCTGTGCTGCCGCCTCGGTTCGATGATGGCTTGCCGCACACCGGCGTCGATCCGCTTGGGGTTGCCGCGCGTCGCCAGCAAGCACGGCTCGGTGTTGGCGCGCGTCCAATAGCCCATTCCGACTTGCACGTCGGTGTCGTCGCGAAACATTTCGAGTTGCCCGGCGTGCGCCTTCGTCCACACGAATGCCGCCGTTTTGAATTCAAAGCCCCACATGTCAATCAACGCCAGCGCGTCGTGCAGATTGGGCCAGCACGCCCACAGGAACAGCACGCAATCGTCGGCGGCCAGCTGGCCCACCGGCAGCGCGGCCAGCGCGGCGGTGTCCATGGTCCCATAATGCCGCTCGACCGCCCGCGAGGTGTTGGCGTCGGTGCGCTCCCACCATGGACGTTTCGACCAGTTGTAGAATTTCCACGGCGGGTCGGCGAGGATGGCCCGGTAATGCCCGGGCGTGAGGCCGTCGAACATTTCGCCCCCTTCCGCGTTGTAAGCCCGGGCCGGCGCTTTGACCGGGTTGTCGGTCCTGTCGTGGAGGGCATGCCCCCCCGCCTAACAGCGTCCCCCCCCGCTTCGCTAGGCGATTGCCCTTCACGGCGTTTCCACATCACCCTCGCCGCTGACCTCGACGCCCACCTGTCCGGCCAGGATTTCCACCTGCATCCGCTTGCGGTTCAAGTCCTCGGTCATGACCGGAACGTCGGACGTCGGATCTTCGTCCGGCGGATATCCTAGCAGCGCCCGCTGTTCGTTGACCGACAGCATCGTGGCGTTGCGCGCGATATCCACAAGCTGCAACCGCGCCGCCGCCATCGCCGGAATGTGCGTGATATCCACCCGGATTTCGGCCGGGCTACCGTGCAGCAAGGCGTGATTCAGCGCCGCCACGTACAGGTTGATATAGCCCGGCAACACCGTGTCGGTGAGAAACCCGACGCGCGCATTGGTCAAGTTGTTGTAGGTATCCGTTCCCGGGATGCCGACCAGTTGTGTCGGAACGCCGAACGTCATCACCACGTCACGGGCGAGCGAATCCTTAATCTCGACCGATAGCGCGCTGGATGGATCCTCGGACAACCGGGTCAACATCCATTTGGCGTTCGCCGTCACCATGGTGCCGCCCGACTCCTTGCCGTTCAGCTTGAAGCGGTCGAGGCCGTCCTTGATATCCTGCACCGCCTTTTGCGCCATCTCTTGCTCGGTCGACAGCACCCCGGTGATGTTGGACGAATTCGAAACGATATCGGCGCAGCGTTGCAGAATGCGGGTGAACACCTCGGCCGGGGCCGCCGCGATGGCGGCCGGCGACTTGTCGCTTTGCCAGTTAAGTGCCGGGCGGTGAATATAGATTAGCTCGCACTCGCCGGTTTCCGGGTCGACCGGAAAATACTCGGTGCCCTGCGAGGTGATGCGCTTGAACCCGGCGATCACTTTAGAATGGTTCAAAAATTCGATGGTGATTTCGTTGGCGTTGATCGGCCACAGTTCCAGAATCACCGGGCTGTTCCCGTTGACGCCGCGCACCTGTTTCAGGAATGCCCGGCTGGCGACCGCCAGCGACGCCGCGATGAAGTATTGCAGCGCGGCCGACGTCCATTGCGGGTTGGGCCGCGCGATCACGTCGGCGACCCGCTGTTCGGTTGGCCCCAGCGCGCCCGATTCCGTGTGCACCTCGAGCGCCACCGACGACGACATTTGCGCAATCATGTCGACGGAGCGCCACAGGTAGATGTTGCGGACGTATTCTTTCAGCATCTCGACCGACATGCGGTCGAGCGACACCTGACTGTTGATCGTGGACGCGACCGACCCCTTGCCGTTCAACACCAGCGCCGCCGTCGCCGGTGGAGCCTCTTGCTTCGACCACCACCACGCCATGCCGGCCCCCTATGTTGCGCGCTTGTACGGCGACGCCTTGACCACCCTGGCCGTGCTGCCGTTGCCGCCGCCGTATTTCTTGGCGACGTCAACCGGCGACATGCCGGCCAGCTTGTCCGCGTTGATTGCCACCGCAGTGCGCACCGCCTGATAAGCGCCGCGCGGATTGAAGTGGCGCACCGCCGAAAAGAATTGCTGGCGGGCCTGTCCGCATCCTCCGCATGCCATTGGCATTGCTCCTATCGGTTGGAAGCCGCCGGGGGTGCGGTCAGCAGCTTATGACCTCCCCCGCGCGACCCCTTGGCTGACGTGGGGACTCGCCTCCGCGTGGTGGCGACACGCCAGCGCAAACGGTTACGGTGTCGGCACCGGCGGCCACGGCGTCGGCAGCTTGCACGGCACCACGTTGCTACAAGCCCAGCATTTCACGATCATGGTCGACTCCTATGCGATGGGCACTTGGGTGACCACCTTCGACAACCGGGTGAGCGCCCACACCGCAGCGTCGAGTCGATTGGGCGAGCCGTCGACGGCGCGATCCCACTCCCGACTGAATCCCAACATCTCGGCTTCCAGCTGGTCGAGGCCCCGGCGGTGCTTCACCCGGCCTTTTTCATATAGCAGGGAAATCGGCTCGGCGCGCATGGCCTTGCCGCGCGACGCCGTCACCTCCCGCACCCGGATGATGGAGTCGGCCCGCTTCTGCGCCGCGTGCGCGCGCTCGGCCGCCTGCCGCACCACGTCCATCACCATATCGCCGCCGAAGTTGCGCTCGACCACGACGTCATCGGCGTCGAATTCGTCGTGCGCCTTCACCACTTCGTCGCCCCACTTGCCGGGCGAGGCGTTCACCGTGCGGTCGGCCAGCACCGCGTAGGATCCATCGTTCAGCAAGGCCGCCACCACGATGCCGACGTCGTCGGCACCGCCCGACGGATCGACCCCGACCGTGACCTGTTCGATCACGTCCTCGGCGACGTCGTCGTGGCGCAGCCATTCATCTTTGAATAGCGCGTTCCCCGGATCGAGAATCATTCCGCCCATAAGCTCTTGCCGGCCCAGCCGGGTGCCTTCGTAAAGCTCGCGGATCTTGCGCAGGAATGCCGGCGACAGGTGCGCGGCGTTGTCGTAGGTCGACCCGGTCGTGATCGACACGCCGTCCATGGCGACCAGTTTTTTCATGAACGGAGTCGGGCGCGGCGTGGTGGCGATCAACACCCGGGGCTTGTCGCCTAGCCGCAGCCCCAGCATCATCATGTCGAAGACCTCTTGCTGGTAGCGCATGCGGCCCAGTTCATCGATCACCGCGAGTTCGCATTGCGGGCCGCGCAGCGAATCCGGTTCTTCGCCGGAGAACATGACCGCCATGGCACCGTTCGGCCATTCCAGCCGGCGCTTGGATTGCACCCAACGCGGCCGGCCGTCGCGTGGCGAGGTGGCCAGAATCCCGCTGGTGCCTTCAAGGTTGACGTCGTGGCAATCCGCCGTCGTCGGCGCGATGATGTGAATCCGTTTGATGCCGGCACGCACCGCGATGTGAACCGCGCTCGACACCGAATGCGACTTGCCGGTGCCGCGACCGCCCAGGAACAGCCAACACCAGTCTAGATCCTCCGGCGGCAGCTGCGCCGTGCGGGCGGCAAAGATCCAGTCCTCGGCGACGTCGTCGCCCAGCTGGCCGGCGAGCACCTTGCGCTGGGCGTCCGACAACGACGCCACCGCCGCGCGCGCGTCGTGCATGCGGCGAACTTCGTACATGAACCGGTCAAGCGCCATTGCCGTCGTCCACGACCTCGCCGTCGATCACCGGGCCGTGCGCCAAGCGGTCGAGCGCCGCCATGATCTTGTCGGTTGTCGTGGCCGGCTCGGGCCGGCTGTCGTCGCTGATCCCGGCGCGCGGCTGTATGTCGATTCCCAGCATGCGGGCGCGACGTTCCATCAACCGGATCACCAGCGCGCAAGCGTCATAGTCGCCTTCCCGCGCCTTGCCGAAATAGATTTGCGTCAGATCGTCCAGCCGTTCCAATTCGATTTCGACCGTGCGTGCGCGCAGCGTCGGCGTCACCCCGCCGCACATCCGGGTCAAGCTGCCCTCGACCTCGCCGACCGTGCAATCGAGTTGGTGGGCAATCTGCCGAACCGGCACGCCGTTCAACCGCAGCCGGAACGCCTTGCGGTCGCGTTCGAACTTGCTGGCGGCATCTTCCCAATTGACTATCTCGGCGGTCATCGATGGCCCTTGCTCACACTTGCGCGCCGGACGTCGGGGATTCTAGGCTGGTCGACCTCATGACCGCTGCGGAAAACCGTGTGGCGCAAATGATGCGACAGCGAGTGCCACAAGTCCGATTCCCTGTCCCCGATCAATTTGCGCAACGCCCGGAAATCTTCGTAAGCGTGGCAAGCGTGGCGATGGATTGCGTCCCGGTTCGTCCACATTGGATCCCCCATGCTGCACGTCGTTGACGATAAGACCGCACCCGACAAGGTGCAACAAGAGAGAGCACTAGGCCGACCGTTCACCGTCGTCACCGGCACGCTCGACGTCGGCCGCGTGCTGGTCGAGGCCATGCGCGAGGGTTTGCCGCTCGACAATGTCGCCGTCATGTCGTGGAACAACGGCACCAGCCTGCGCCACGCCACCCGGATCACCGTGGCCAAGGCGCAAGGCTACCCGCCCGACTTGCCGCTCGAAGACATGATCGCCGGGGCCGACCCGGAGGTGATCGGCTCGGTCTGGCAAGTGATCGATGCGCACAGCTGGGACCGCCGGCCGCCGATGACGGGCGACCACCGCCGCGCCGTGACCGACGAATATGTCGAACTGATCCGCCGGGTGAGCGAGGAATCCGACCCGGCGTTTCTGCGCGGCGTGCGCCGGCAGATCGAAACCGCGATCCGGCTTTCGATCAAGTCCCGGCTTGATGAACTGACCCTGCACGAAGCCTGCCGCCGCGCCGGTGCTGCTGGCAAGCGCCTGCCGGCGTGGTCGTTCATTTGCGAGGCCGTCGACTATTTCGGCGAATACAAGCGCCAGGAGAGTGTCGCCGATCTTGCCGACCACCTCGCCGCCAAGCTCGAGCCGGTGCCCGCCTGTACGCTCGCCCTGATCGATGACGCCGGGGCGATTCCGTTGCTCGGCCTGCGCGCGCTGCGCCGGCTGTTGCCGCACGCCTCTTTCGTGCTCGCCGGCATGGACGACGAAGACGCGACTCGACGCGCCAAAAGCATCTTTTGAAATTATTTTCGCATTGATGCCATTCGCCGATTTCCGCTGAAACTGCCCGACGCAAACGACGCGACTCAAAGCCGTGTTATAATGCTTGCATCGGTCGGGAATGATCCCGGGCGAGTTGTTTGAAATGTGAAAGGATACGCCATGCGCCGAAAGCGCAAAGCAAAGCTATCGAAGATCCAAGAGCACCAGAACGAAACCAACAAGTGGCTGGCCAAGCGCGACGCCGCCATCGCCATGCTGGTGAAATCGATGGGCCACCTTGTGCGGCTCGACCGCACCGGCCGCCGCTTGCAAAAGGCGGCGTTGCACCCGGTGCAACAGGACATCGCCGACAAGCTAAACAAGGCGACGAAGCGCAAGCGTCTGTTGCCGGAACTTGGAACGATATTGCAAGGACCGGCGGCGGCCCCGATTGAACCGCCGCCGGCCGCCGATCCCCCGCCCGATAACGAAGCCCGGATGAAAGCCGCCGGCTTTCGCCCGCGTAAAAAAGCCCGCCGGAATGCGGAGCATTCCGACGGGTTAGATACGAGCCAATGACAACGGCACAATAAAGGCCGGCACCGTCACGTCAACCCCCGGGGATATCCACACCCCGGGGGAATTTTTTTGCGCGCCGTCAACCCGTGACGTGTTATGATTCGCCGTCACTGAATCCCCGGAAAACCCAATGGCCGAAACCACCAAGATCGAGTGGACCGATTCGACGTTCAACCCGTGGATCGGCTGTCAGAACGTGTCGCCCGGCTGCGAGCATTGCTATGCCGAAGAGATGAACGGCTATCGCAAGTGGACGGAATGGGGACCGCACGGCGTGCGCCGCCGCACCTCGCCGTCGACCTGGGCGAAGGTCAACGACTACGAACGCAACGCCGCCGCCTTCCAGCGCAAGCACGGCCGCCGGCAACGGGTGTTCTGCGCGTCGCTCGCCGACGTGTTCGACAACAAGGCACCCGAAGGCGCGCGCGATGACCTGTGGCACCTGATCCGCCGGTGCCCGAACGTCGATTTCCTGTTGCTGACCAAGCGACCGCAAAACATCCGCAAGATGCTGCCGGCCGATTGGGGATCCCGCTTCGGCTACCCGAACGTGTGGCTTGGCACCACGACCGAAGACGCCGAACACTACCAGCAACGCTGGCCGGTGCTCGCCGCCGTGCCCGCGACCATCCGGTTCATCTCATACGAACCCGCCGTGGGGCCGCTCGGCCCGCTGCAAGTCATGTCGGCCTTGACCGAATACGGTGCGCGCGTGCCCGACTGGGTCATCGCTGGCGGCGAATCCGGCCCGCATGCCCGACGCATGAATCCCGACTGGGCGCGAGCCGCGCGCGATCAATGCGCCCCGCTGGGCGTCGCGTTCTTTTTCAAGCAATGGGGCAGCTGGACCAGCAACCCGGCGCGCGAGGCCGACTCCGCGATCAACGGCAAGGGCGGCGGCTTGCTCGACGGCCGGCTGTGGCGCGAATTCCCGCAACAAAAAACGGCACCGCGCGACGCGATGCCGTTGCAGAATTCGGAATTGCCGTTTTAGCGGTCGCGCTTGTCGCTTTGGTTCTGCCCGCCTTGGCGCTGCTCGCCTTGACGTTGCCCGCCCTGGCGCTGCTCTTGGTCGGGCTGGTTCTGCGGGTTGTTCTGACCGGGCTGGGCTCCGCCCCGCCCTGGCTGCGGATAGCTCGGCTGCGAGCCGGGCGGTTGGGT